TCCTTGTCTTAACCATATGTCTGTACTTGGAGTTGTATCAGTCCAAGTTTCTGTTCCTGCTGTAATTTCTGTCCATGTATCTGAAGAAGGTGATATTGCAGACCATACGTCTGTAGATGGTGTTGTATCTGTCCATGTTTCTGCACCCGGAGTAACAGGTGTCCATCCTTCACCCTGCCTTGTACCTTTAGCTGTTACACTTCCTATACCTTCTACATAAGCAAAACCTGCCCATGTTGCATTAGGACTTGCTGTAACTGTAGCAAATGCGTCTACATGAGCATTACCTGATAGTTCTACGCCACCAAGTGCTGTTACTGTAGTAGTTCCTGTAATAGAACCACTATCTAATCTAATTCTGTTATAGGTTACTTCGACTGTAGCATTGGCTGTTATAGAAGCATTACCACCAGCAATAAGTATACCATTTGCTGTTACTGTACCTGTTGCTGTGATACTTGCTGAAGCGAATGCAAGAGAACCACCAGTAGCAGATACTATTGCTTCTGCAAATATTGCACCACTACCAAACTGTGTTCTAGTACCTATAGCAGATACGTCTGCAAAGCCATTTATAACTGCTGTGCCAAATACTAATGCACCACTTGTTGTAACTGTGACTGTAGCAGTAGCAGTAATACTTGCGGCAGATGTTCTAAAGCGTGTTCCTGATGCAGATACGGTTGCGTCTGCTGTAATTTGTGCTGATGCTTCTAGTAATCTACCTGCTAACGAGCTAAATGGGGCTTGGGAAAAGGCTGAAATGCCAAACATTTATTGCTCCTTATTCGTCTGCTGGTTCTGGCGTATTGCCTTGTGCAATCCAATCTTGAAACTCTGGGTAATCTTCTGTGCAAGTTAGTCTACATAGTCCGTCATCATCTATACGAGCATATATAGTTTGACCATCTTCATTAGTTGTAAGTAATTTAAAAATCATAATTCAGCTCCCCAAGCTAAATAAGCTGATGTATTAGCTGCTCGCAATGTACTGCCTTGCCCAGCTGTTAATCCAGAAGATACTTGAAATGTAGTTTCAGCAGAATATTCTGTTGCAGTTAAAAATACAGGTACTACACTACATGCTGTAGATGCATTAGAAGCATTAACTGAATAATGTGCTGCTGTTCCAGATTGCTCTAATGCAGTAGGTTGCGTTCTCATAGTTGTTGGAAAAAAAGATAATCCATAAGCTAAAGTAGTGCTTGCATTATTTGAGCTACCAAATTTATTACCTACACTTGATGCTTTCATTTTATAATAATACCTCTGACAGTTAGCCAATTCTTGATTATAAAGTCTGCGTTCAAACGGTGTTGCTGTTGAGCCTACTTCTAGTTGCACGCCAGTCACATACCATGTAGCTCCGTTAGTTCCTACTACAGATGTTGATCCTGTTGGTGCATAATATTCTCCAGCAGCCCAAGCATTAGCTGTACTACTATATGTTGAACCAATACCAAAACCAAATATAACTCTTAATCCTGTTGAGTTATCAGTAGCCCATGTTCCTGTTGTATCTCCAGCAATTGTTATTGTTTTTTGTTCCCATGTATTAGCTGCTGATATAGAGTAACTAAATGGATATGATCTTGTATATCCAGAATTTGCAATAGAACCACCAAATGTTCCAGTTAAACTAGAACGAACCCAAAATGATAATGTTACTGTTAAAGCACCAGCAGCTCCCCAACCTAAATCAGATACGTTATATCCTTCAATTTTTTGTTGTATTGCTAGAATATCAGAACTTAATACAGTATAAGCAGAAGATGATGTAACTAATAAACTGTTTTTAAATCCTGTTGGTACTGTAGTTGATTGTTGTACAGTAAACTTACTTGCTACAGATGTAATTGCAGCCCATCTATCAAGTGTATATGAGTTGCTTGGAGTCACACTAGCACCAGCATTTCTCTGATCTATCACCATAGCACCATTTATAATACGGTTCTTTAGCACATAAGGTGACGCTGCAGCAGCTTGTAGACTACTGTCTGGAAATGTGACTCCATTTGTTCCTGATATGCTAACAGGCATTATACTGCTCCTAATTGTTCGTCTGTAGGTCTAGGTAGTGTAGGATGTTCCCATTTAGCTATGTAGTCACCTTTACCATCTGAATTATTCTGTAAACGTATAGTAAACATAAAATCATTATCAGTTAATGTTGGGTAAATACTTTTTATTTTTTCGTATAAAGTCATTATCCACTCCTTACCATTGATGCTTGAAAAAATGTTTGGTCTATAACTCCAGCAAGTGCAGGTGTTACTCCAGTTAGATAACCCCAACCTTCAACATAATCAGTAGTGCCATTTAAATAAACTAAAGCAGATACAAATTGAATTGCATTTCCTAAAGTTATAAATTGTCGTTTATTTAAAGCACCATTTTTATAAATAGCCGCCTGTGTTGCTGTAGTGGCTGTATTAGGGCTAATTGAAACTTGTACTTGATAATAACCAGCTACTGTAGGTGTAAATCTTGATGATGAATAAGTGCCATTAGAGGCATCAAAATCTGTATTTTGAAATAATATTTTAGTAAAAGTAGCTGATGTAATAGTTTGATTGCTACTAGGATAAGCACTAAACGCTGGTCCTGTTCCTGCAAAAGTAGAACCTGTAGTAATTACAGTCCCACTTGTAGTAGGCAATGTTAGCGTAGTTGTGCCTGATACTGCTGGAGCATCTAGTGTAACTGAACCTGACGTATCGCCACTTAAGACTAATTTTGACATTATTTAACCTATCATTAAAATACAAGGTACGCAGTATGAACCATCTTCATACGTTGCACTCACATAATTAGAAGTTACTTTTGCTATGGTAGATGAACGACAAATGTCATCTGCTTGTGGTTTGGCTGTACCATCACCTGCTGACTCTAGTAAGTCACCATTTTGAACTGTAACACCTTGTGCTATACGAATAACAAAGTCACCAGACTGTGCTATATAAAAGTCGTATGGGTTATCTTGGTCATCATTATCATACATATCAAATACACCAGTTACCAATTTAGATGATGGTGTGGTAGATATAATAGTTTTAGTAGCTTGTTCGTTAGGCAATAATTCGCCATCACGATACCATTCACACATAGAATCTACTGACTCTAATACTGTTCCACGATAAACATTTATTTTTTCTGTTTCATTGTAAAGTTGTGACCAACGAGATAAGTGACCACCATTATACGATACAGTTGTACCTGATACTGAAATAGAACCTTCTGTTGTTCCACTTTCTCTAAATGCTATTAATGTGCCGTCTCCAGCTATTCTATTCACATATACGCACGCTTGATTATTTGCAGCAACAGTTAAAAATGCAGCTGCCTCATAATAAAATCCTCCATTACCTGTAGAAGATGATGTAGGATTTGATGTACAAGCTGCAAAAACATTACCACTAGAGTCTATACGCATACGTTCTGTAGTAGAACCACCATTAGGTCTTGTATGCAGTGCTAAATAAGAAGCAAAATTACCATCTGTAGCATTTTCTTTTCCTATACTCCATCCACCCATACCAGCATAAGAACCACTAGAATTATATTTTAAAGAAACTAATGTTCCAACAGATGGTGATGTACTGTATGCTGCTTCTGATGTAAGTTGATTATTAAATGTCAGAGAACCATCAGAATTTGTTCCACCTTGAAAATGCATCCTACAATTAGGACTTGTAGTACCAATCCCTACATTCTGTGATGTATCTATAGTAAGTGCTGTAGTACCACTATTAGTTTGTAATACTAATGAACCACTATTATCAGGTTGTATCACTACACCATTAGTGGTAGTTGCATTTATAATTGTACTCATACTATCACCCATCTTGATGTACTTGGAACTGTAACTGTGACACCACCAGAAATTGTGATATCCCCAGCTTCTACAGAATTATATCCTGTAGGAAATGTGTAAGATGTACCTATAGTTCCGTTATTAACATTAAGTCCGTTAGATGCAGCAAACTGTGGAGCATAAGCATCACCATTAGCATCTTGGTAAACA